GAGGCGGTTGCCACCGCCAGCGCGCTGTCGGCGCCGGCGACGTTGATGCCGTTGGTGCCGCCGGAGCCGGCGGTGGTGATCAGCGCGCCGATCGGCGTGCCGGTGAGATTAGCCAGGCGGAACGAGGCGCCGTCGCTGTCGATCACCAGCGGCGAGCCGTTCGGATCGGAGTTGATCACGCGCCAGTTGTTCTGCACCGGGTCGAGCCATTGCAGCGAGGTGTACGGCCCTGGCGCTACTTGATAGGTGCCGGGCGGCAAGATGAACGTTTCCGACGCCGTCAAGGTGATGACGTTGGTGAAGCCGGCCGCCACCGGCGGTGCGCCGGAATAGTTCGGGACCAGGCCGGGCAAGATGTTGAGCGGGATGCCGGCGCCGCCTATGCGTGGAAATGCCATGGGTTGCCCCCTCTCCTGTTAGAAGGCGCCGCCGGTGATGCCGGTGACCTGCATGCCGCTGATCGGCTTTGTGCACACGATGTTGAACGCAACAATCACGACGCCAATGTTTGCTATCTGAAGATTGGGGATTGCCGAATACCACCCACTGAATGCAAATGGTGCATCCTCACTCAAATAAAGAGCGATGTATCGGCTGTTGATCAGATAGGCCGTTCCCTTCGGGCACCATGGGTCCATAAAGATCGGCGTGTCGGCGAGCATCAATCCGCGGAAGCCGGCGTTGACGACCGTGTCGGCACCGTAGCGCGAGCCGGGACCGGTGTTGAACTGCTCGAGGCTCATGAAATCGGTCATCAGCGTCGTCCAGTCCGAGGGCGACATGACGACAAAGTCGGGGGCCTCGCCACCGCCGCCGATCGAGCCGGTCGCCGGGCCGGTGGTGGTCTGCACGATGTATTTGATGAAGGCGGTGCGGCTGAGCACCGAGCCGGCGCCGGTGATCAGCTGCGCCTGCCAGAATGCGCCGCTCGCGCCCGTGCGCGAAATCGCACCGTAGGTGGTGACATTGGTGCCGTTGTCGTAGGCCTGCGGCAGGCCGTCGACCTGGCTCGGCTGCGCGCTGTTGTTGGTGAACGCCGCCGAGCTGATGGCTTGCACCGCCACCGTCTTCGCATCGGCCATGCGTGCCTTGAGCAGCGGGATAACAACTTCCGAGCTCTGGATGATGGCTTCCATTCCCATAAACGGAATGGGGACCACACCCAATTTCAAATTAAATTCTGCGTTCTGGATAGCGGCGACATCGGCCGGCTGCGGGAACGTGCCGGAATAATCCGACCAGCTGAAAGACACGAACGAGCTGTTCTGAACGGGGACAGTGACCTGCGAAACACCGCCGCGCGCGCGCTGCGCATTGCGCAACAGCAGCGACAGCAGCGGCGTCGCCTTGTAGATTTGCACGACCAGGCGCGGGATGAAGGCGCGTCGCGTCGCGGCAACGAGTTGGTTTCCGATTGCCCCACCGGGGACAATGCCTATTCCGGTCTGTGGCACGATGGACCTCCGTCTAAATTAATCCAGCAATTCCCTGGATCGCTTCGGACGTCGACATCGCCCTATGGCTCAGTCCGTATTGGTTTAGATCCGAAACACGCTGGCCCTTCCCAGTGACGCGCCTTTTCCCCTTTGGCCACCCGGCCTCACCTTTGCGCCACATAAAATCAGCCTTCGTTGAACGCCTTGCGAAATTCCTTTTCCGCGTACGCATCTTCGTTTTCGAACAGCAGTTTGGTGTCGGGATCGTCGCTGGTGCCCATCTGGCCAAAATTCCAGCTGGTCGGCTGGAACCCGCTCGGCAGCATGTCGACCGGCGCATTGGTCTTGTCGAACAGCGCCGCGGCCGCCTCCGGGTCGCCGATCTTGCGCTCGACCATTAGCTTCTGGATTTTGCCGATGCCTTCCTCGGTGTAGCCGGCATCCGCCAGCCGGCGAAACGCGGCCTTGGTTTCGCTGTCCTGCTCGCGCTTGTCCTGTGCGTCCAAGAATTTTTCAAATTTTTCCTCGAGCTTGGAGAGCCGCTGCACCTCCGGCGCCTCCGCCAGGCGGTCCTCGTCGGTGGTGATTTCCGGGTAGTTGGCTTTCAGCGCGCGCTGATAATCGCGGCGCGATTTCGGATTATTGTTGAGCTTTTCGAGCAGGCCGCGCATTTGCTGCAGCTGCTGATATTCGGCGTCGTCAATCTCGCGCATGGTTTGTTACACGTGCTTGATGACGAGCTCGGGTGCGTTCGGCTCCTGGCCGACCTTGCCCGGCTTGTTCGACTCACCGCCCTTCGGGAATGCACTGCGGCGCGCGCCCACCTCGACGATGTCCATGTTGACCTTGAGGATTTGCGGGTCTTGGCCGATCAGCTGGTTGTAGGCCGGGCCTGGGAAACGATTGGATGCCATCGAAGTCTCCTTATGTTTTTACGGACCAGCTCCCGCGCCGGCCGGCATTGGTGAAGCACCGGGAGCCGGCGGACCACCCGAGGGCGCGGGCAGCCCCGCCGGTCCCGGTGATGCCGCGCCCCCGCCAAGGGAGCGCATGAGTGACTGCAGCATGCCGCTCTGTTGAGCGTTCTGCTGCATGTCACGCAACGTGGTTTGCTGAACGCCGGGCACCTCGGCCGAGGGGCTGACGTGTTTGGAAATGGATTGAATTGCCGAGAGCACACTCTCGTACGGCTTGCTGCCGGTCGGCAGGCTGGGCAGCGCCTTTTCCAGGATTTTGATCGCCTCCCGCACCTGGCTGAGCGCATTGGCGTTGCTGCCGGGCGCACCTGTCGGCACGCCAAGCGGCGACGCTCCCATCGGAGCACGCCCGGTCAATGCGGGAGGCAAATCAGGCGGCGGCATTACAGACGTAAATGCCGCGGGGTGCGGGAATTACTTCCGGCGGCCCCGGCGGTGCTTCCGATGACGAGCCATGGTGAACCTCATCAATGAACCGTGCGGCTCAAGCCTGAACACGGGTTCGGTGGGTGCGCCCTCGGGTCGCCTAGCGCTTGCGGCCTTTGCTGAGGAGCTCGGGATGCTGTTGCATCATTTGCGCCTGCGCGGCCGCGCGCGCGTCCGCGTGCTCGACCAAAATATCCTGCTGTGGCGGCCGGGTCAACATGATCAGGTCGGTTGGTGAGATCGCACCGGCCTTCGCCAGCATGAATGCCTTGCGCTCCATGTCCTCGGAAAATACCGGCGAGCCGGAATGTGAATCCACCGTGACCCGGTAGTCGTCCAGCATCTGGTCGAGGATGAACTCCTCTTTCGCCTTGCTCTTGTACACCGTGGCATCTTTCGCCTGCAGCAATTTGAAGCAAAAATCCGCGTGCGCCGCGCACTGCCGCTCGACCAGCAACGCGCGATCGCGAATGCGCGGCGAGCCGGTGCGCAAGAGCGTTTGCGCGTGCGAGCCTGCGCGCACGCCGGGCTCGCCCTGGCCCATGGTGATCGGCTGAAAGCCGCCCGCCTCGTCGAACCAGGTGATGATCTTTTCGATCTGCTGGAACAGCTCCGGCGGCACCTCCGGCGCCAGGCGCTCGATCTTGGCGTTCGGCGTGTCCTCTGAAATCCAGCCGTCGGGCACATTCAATGCCTTATATTTTTGTTCATTCAAGCCCTGAAACCCGATGAACGCTTTCGGCGGCCGCGCCTGCAATTTGGTAATCCGGCGCACGTCCTCGATTGCAGTGTTGAGCATGTCCTGCAGCGCGGCCAGCGACACAATCTCGGAGGCGCCCCAAAAATAATTGTCCAAACGGTTCGGGCACACTTCGCTAAACGGCTGCTCGCCTTCGACCCCGGACAAATTGCGGTGCCGGTTCTGCCCCTCGATCATGGTGTCGCCGATCTTGCGGATGGTCGTCCAATCCTTGCGCTTTGAGTCCTGCACCCACAGCTCGTCGACGCGTAAGAGCTGCGTCGCCAGCTTGCTATCGAGCGCCGGCATCGGCGGCGTCGACACGATCACCGTCGATTTTGAGGTCGCCGCCTGCGTCTGCATCACCGGATTGATGCCGCCGATGATGACCTGGCGCAGCGCGTCGCCGGCGATCACCTCCTCCATTTCCTCCTGGCTGCGCCGGGCCGCGCTCTTTTCCACATCCTTCTTGATGCGCTCGGCCTCGGGATGGTCGACCAGCTGACGGTCGAGCTCGGCCGGCGTGATGTAGGTGGTGTAGTTGAACGCCTCCTGGCGATCGAGCCCGTCGATGTCCTCGCGCAGCACGCCCATGAACTGCGGATGGATCAACCAGCTCTCGAGCCCGCTGTGGCCCCACACCGTCTTGATGAATGTCTTGGCTTCTACGAGCGCCCAGTGCACAGCGTCTGCAAAATCGAGGTCGCAGCCGGCACGATGGTAGTCTCGGTTGAGCACTCTTGAAGCGGCGGCAGCGCGCTCATGATACGGCTCGCCCAGAACGGTGTCGTAACTAATGGAAAAGCGCACATCGTCTGCTGAAAATAAGAACGACGCCAGACGATCGATGTGACTGAAGATTTTGTTGTAGCGCGCCCCTTCACCAAAGTCGGTCCCGCGCCAGTAGTACGAACGCCACATCCCGAGCTGCGAAATGCGGTCCTGACGCGAAACCTCGCACTGCTCGATGAGCTCCTGCGCCCAGGCCGATAGCGTCTTGTCGCGAGGGACCTTCACGCAAAATCCGTGTTGCGTTGGAGGCGCGCGCCCTCGCGCTATTTGCGCACTGTGATGGTCCGCCCGTGTTCCGTCAAGAGCCGATAATTCATCGTGTGCTCGCCCTTGCGGCCGCCGGAGGCGAACAGGTCCATGGCGCGCTGGTTTTCCTTGCGGTTCGCCTTGGCATCCGAAAACGCCGCCGCCGCCACGTTGACCTGGCGCGGCCCG